TCTACTGGATCAAGTACTATGGTGCCTACTATGTCATCTTCCATATATGGATTTTGTAACCATATTTGACTGATTCCCGGTTTATATGCTCCGTATACATTTAATAAACTAGACCAATATAGATTTGTGTTAGGAGGTGTGGGGTCATTCAAGTCAGTATTAGGTGGGTAGAATGCGCTATCTTGAGGTAATAATTGTAATCTATTGCCTATTAATAATAATTTATATCCATATGGTGTGATCTTTTGTCTAGTACCTAATAACAAATCATCATCTTGCATGTCTTGTAATGCGTTTCCCTTAAATATGCTAGCAATAATTTTATTGATAACACCCATCTTTTTGAGTTTAGTACTTGTGCTTAACCATATAGGCATATAAAACTTCCAACTCAATACATCGATTGGATTACCTGTGCCTTGCGGAATACTACGCGAACTAAATGTAAGACCATCTTGATATACAACACTTAAACTAGTCCAGTCAACAAAGTTGTCAGTGCTTTGTATTTCAAGGCTAGGATTAAAAACAGTACCTAACTGTTCAATCAATTGTAATTTTTGATTATAATTAGTAGTCCAGAAGTCAACTTGCATACGTAATGTATAAGGTACAGGCATCAATCGTTCGACTGTAAATGCCTGTCCTTGCACTTGCTCATAACTTTGTGTCTCTGTATTATAAGCACGTTGTCTAACATTTACCTTTTCAATGTATGTAGGATTCTGCATCCAACTTTGATTATATTCTAATCCAGTTATCCAATAGGTTATGATAGGTGCACTCGGTAGTGTGCTTGCACTATTGTTAGCAATTGCAGTTGAAACTAATCTACTTTGATCTCCATACATTACCGGCACACGTACAAGTATATCGTTGCCGTTAGGGTCTTTGCCTTTAGTCACATACCAGTTGCTGAAAATCTTAGCGAACTGTAATAAAAATCTGCGTATCTGATTGTCGTAAAAAAATTGTGCCATGTGTTACTCTTATGGTAATGGGGGTAAGTTGTTCGGTGCTAATTGTAAGATACTTGATAATGGTTGTGCTGATGGTATCAAGTTACCTGTATTGTTGTTATATATCTCTGCTTCATTATTGATGAATTGAGACTTCTGTGCTTGGTCGTCCGCTGTGAATCCAGTGTCTGTACGTACATTAGTTGATATACGAATCCACAATTTTCCGTCCCAACGATATAATATCTGCGGCATATAATCGATGCGCAAGAAGTAATCACCTACTTGAGGATTTTGCGGGAACGCAATGCCTGCGCCACTTGGATAACCGTTAGGGGCAGTACCATCTCCTGATAGATAACCTGCTTCATAACCGAAACTTCTTGGACTTGCGCGACTGATATACTGATATGCAGGATCGCAGTCTGCACGCCAATCCATTTGTGTACTGATAGTACCAGTAAATCCTGGTTGAGTTGGATCTGCGTCAGCAGTAGCATATGTATTGTCAGCAGTACCATATGGACCAGTAACTGGACCAAGTGACATGACAGATAATACTTTATTACCTTCTAGCGATCTTGAACCACTACCTTCTTTGAGGACTGCAGGAGCACTTTCCATGACTTCCATATTTGTTTGTACATGGATATCCATCTTAGTGAAATCCATGTCAGCAGTCATATCCCATATGCTCTTCAATAATTCTTTACTGACTTTGATACCTGCGCTAGGATTCTTATATTTAGGATTGCGCATGTAGACTACAGTACCATAAGAACCTGTGTTAGGTGCTCCACCACTATATGTCACAACATTGATAGGTGGCGCCGGCTGATTCAGTTTGCCTGATAATGTGTTGTTGCTTTCATATATTCCATATGTTGGAACGACATATAGGTCTTTGTTGTTGTAACCTGCTTTAGGTACTATACGTTTTGCTTCTTCAAGTTGCGCATTATTAACATCAAGATTCTTGTTATATGTTGATAAGATATCTTTGAGATTCTGATTAGGATCTAATTCCCAATATGTTTCATTTGGGGGATATATTCCTACAGGAACTTCTATCTTACTGATGTAGTTCTTGTCACCATAACTTATTACATAACCAGGCGGATATACTTTAGTAGGATCCCAATCACCAAGATAATTGTCTTTGTTGATTGGCTCTTTGAGTATATTGCTAAATTCTTCACTATCTACTAATGGCTCACACTTGATACGCCATAAGTGTGGATACCAAGTTTGACTGAAACCTTCGCTAGCAAAGTTAGCATCGGTGATGCTATAGAAACGCTTCAATGCTACCGGTATTGATTCTTTTAATGGGTTGTAATCTAGTAAGTGAGGTAATTCTAATACGTCACCTACCATTAGTTTACGACCAATGATATCGATCATGTCGTTATAATGAACGGCAATAAAGATGATGTCATTGTTTAAGAATAATCCAAACTGACTTAAATCAAAGTCTAGATTCTGTACGCTATAATGTCCACGCAATCTATAGATATTTGGATCATAAACCCTATCGCGGTTTTCTAAGAACAATAAGTCTTGTATCTGTGTAGGATCAGGACTGACATACTGCGGTTGAGTGTAGTCTGCACTTGGTGTCTGTGCAGACGGGCCCATATATTTGTGGATATAAAGGTCAGTTCCACCCACAGTAAGTTGCTCCGAAATCGTCCTGTCGAAGAATTTATAATCGTTAGTTTTCGTTGGGTGATATAGCGATAATTTGGGCATACAGTATTTAGTCGTTTAGAATCAATGACTTACAAAGGGCTTGACTTTTATCAGACAGGGTGATAGAATAAGTAAATTGATAATAGCATTGGAGACTACTATGGTCAAGACTAAAACGCATGAAATCAAGCCCTTGAATCCCAGGGATGCAGACGCTAAGTATTTTGGACCCGAACCCGATTTTAGTGTAGAAAACGCTAAACATAGTTTGGGTGAAGCACTAACATGGTATCATCACTTCTACGATAAGAAGGATGCTAAAGAATTTATTGCCCAATATCTTGACTTTACAGGCAAGATTACTGAAGCAAAAGCATTTCGCCGTGTAAGCGATAGCAATGTGACTACTACTTATGGATTCGTGGCACGATGCGTGTTGCGCGGATACAACGATGAGAATACGATCAATAAACTGTCCTCAGAAATCGAACGTTTGTTGACGGAAGATAAGGAAGAGGTAGTAGCAGAACAGGTAACTACTACTGTGGTCATCAAGCCGAACATTCAAGAGCGTATGCGTGAGAAGGCTCTAGAAGCAGGTGGAGAACTTGAGGGGCAGTGGGATGAATATATTCTAGGTGGTTGCAAGAAAGAAAGCAACATCAATCCGGTCAGTGTGTTGACACAATACAATGTGTTGCCGCAACATATCAATATTTTGACTAGTGCTTGGCAACGTAAACTGGATGAGTATACCGAGTTGCAAGCAGGTAAAGATGAGCAGTTGAACGAAGCATATTCACATTTAGGTAAGGTACAGGTTCGCAACATAATCGGCGTGATTGAGAAGGTTATCTCTGACCTCAATTCATACGTCAATATTAAAAAGGCAGGGCGAAAGCCACGTGCTAAGAAAGCAGTGCCGATCGAAAAGATTGTGCGTAGCCTCAAGTATCTCAAGACATTCAAACTTGAGAAACTTGAGTTGGTCAGTGTACCATCTACAAAGTTGCATGGTTGTGCTGAGGCTTGGGTCTATGATACTAAGAAGCGTAAGTTGATTCACTTAGTTGCTGATGAATATGGCAAGAGTTTGACTGTCAAAGGTAACAGTGTTATCGGGTTCTGCACTAAGAATTCTGAGACTAAGACACTACGTAAGCCCGAAGTGCAAATCAAAGAAGTCATGGGAAGTAAGCCCGCGGCACGTAAGTACTTCAAAGACATCAAGGCTGTATCGACTACACCTAACGGTCGATTCAATGAAAACATGATTATCCTAAAGGCATTCTAATGGAAGAATCATTTGATCCGTTAGGTAAAAGAATGGAAACTATGATGACAATCATAGATACTGCTATATTGTCAACAGAGAACGCTAATGATCAACTAATGTTGGCATGTGCAATGATGCAACGTACTAAAGAGATATTTGATAGTATCCTAGGTGAAGAAGGTAGAAAAAAAATGTTCAAGGAGTTAGTATGAATAATGTAGATTTAAACAAGTATATGGAATTTGTTGAAGCAGTTACTAGTAAACAAAGTAATGATCTTACTACGTTTATGAATGTGTTAGACAGAATCGATGGCAATTACGAAGCATATGGTCCGAACGGTGAGTATGTTCATGGTCCAGATATCAATGTACCATTATTGCTTTGTGGTGCTATCGGTCTTGGTAGCGAGACAGGTGAGTTTCAAGAAATCGTAAAGAAGATTGTGTTTCAGGGCAAGCCCCTCAATGAAGAAGCGCACTTTCACATGAAGCGTGAACTAGGTGATATCATGTGGTATTGGGTTAATGCATGTCGTGCATTGAATCTCGACCCTAATGATGTTGTCGCTGAAAACGTCAAGAAACTTGAAGCACGATACCCGGGCGGACACTTTGACGTTTACTATAGCGAGAATCGAAAAGAGGGAGACCTTTAAAATCCGATAAATACAACTATTAATCGGAATATAACATGGCTGCGGATCCACTATCAACCCCAACTAACGCTAATTTACAGCAACTAAAAGATGCGATGTTCGACAACCTAAGGTTACGCTTAGGTGGTGACATCATTGATCTAGAATTAGATCCGCAACATTATGAAGCGGCGTATGACTATGCTATTAAGACGTATAGACAACGTGCGCAGAATTCTACGCAAGAAGGTTACACCTTGATGACTATCATCAAGAACGTTGATACATATACACTTCCAAGTGAATTTATTAACGTTCGTGCTATCTTCCGTAGAACAGTAGGTCTTGAGACAGGCCCTTCAAGCACAAGTTTTGACCCATTCAGTAGTGCTATTCTTAACACTTACCTATTGAACTATAACTACACAGGTGGCATGGCTACATATGATTTCTATGCTGGTTATGTAGAATTAGCGGCACGTATGTTTGGTGGTTATGTCACTTATACTTTTAACCCTGTCACTAAAGTATTGCGTACTGTGCGCGACTTCAAGGGCACAGGTGAGCGTGTGTTGATCTGGGCAGATATGACTAGACCTGAGACTGAGATATTGCAAGATCCGGGCGCAGGTATCTGGCTAGCAGATTTTATCTTAGCACAACTCAAGATTATCATCGGTGAAGCCCGCGAGAAGTTTGGTACTATCGCAGGCCCCGGTGGCGGCACAAGTTTGAATGGTACTGCTATGAAAGCAGAAGGTAAAGCAGATCAAGAAAGACTATTAGAAGACCTGCGCAAGTATCAAGATTACAGCCAACCATTGACTTGGATACAAGGTTAATACCGTATGTTGAAAATTTACAATCCAGGTACAGGATTCCCGCATAGTTTTGATAAGGTTATAGGATGTTATTATAAAAACTTCCTGCAGTTTGATATAGAGTCAAATGATTTTAAACATACTAGCAATATAAAAGATGCAGATATAATCGCTATCCATGGTCATGATATATTTGGTCAAGATCAAATATATGACAAAGTTCAACAAATCAAAGACTTGAATCTAAGTCCACATCAGAAACTTTTAATATTACATATTTTTCACATAGATCATTGCTTTCCTGATAGAAACTATTTTCTATTTGTTAGAAAAATATTACAACAAGAAATACCCAATGAGTTTGCTATAGTACATACTAACTTTGCCCTAGATACAGAGATAAGTTATGATTTTTTGTGGAATAGACAAAAGATATATTTCACAGATTATAATAGAATCAACCTTAGAGAACGATTGTATGTACAAGGTGCTAATATCAAGAATTTTGAATTAAGACCTATAGAAAAGATAACGGATAAAAAGACTAATTCGATACGAAAATATTTGTGCCCCAATAGGATATATCAAACGTTTGATCACCCTAGATTTAAATTCAGAAAAAAATTAAAAAAGTTGATAGACATGTATCCAAAGGATGGTCACTATAGTGATTTCTCAAAAGGGTTAATATTAGAAACAGAAAACCCTCATACTGATAAGTTCTTGAATAATGGTGGCTGGTATCCTATCGCCAATCATTATTATCAAGGTACATATTTTAGTATGTACTGTGAGACGATCACTGGTAATCAGAACTTTTTTGATGAGACAATAAAGTACAGATCCATAACAGAGAAAACTTGGGATCCATTAATCAAGGGTCATTTCATATTACCATTCGGTTATATGGGCTTAGTAGATGACATACGATCATATGGATTTAAACTTCCAGATTGGATAGATTATAGTTACGACACGCTACCTAATACTGACGAGCGTTTCGACTCATATGCCAACTCAGCCAAAAAACTACTTGATCTCTCAATCGATGAACTACATGAATTATATAAAAAAGACAGAGATATTTTGGTACACAATCGTGAACTATTCTGGACTAGACCTTATGATTCATTACATGACAAAGTTATTAATTTTTTTAAATAGGAAAAATATTTGATTGACAAACTATATTTTTCAATGTACAATAATCTTTCTATTTGAAAGAGAGTTACCATGATTATAGGAGTCTCAGGTTTTATAGGTAGCGGCAAAGATACAATTGCTGACTACTTGATCACATTCAAGGGCTTTAAACGTATGAGTTACGCAGGCCCACTAAAAGATGCGGTCGCAAGTATCTTTAATTGGGATCGTGAAATGCTAGAAGGCACTACCAAGAGTAGTCGCGAGTGGCGAGATCAAGTTGATTCTTGGTGGGCAGAGCGTTTAGATATCAGACATCTTACCCCTAGATGGGTACTACAGCAATGGGGTACTGAAGTAGGCCGTAGGGCATTCCATGACGATATCTGGATCGCTAGCATTGAAAACAAATTAAGAACGGCTAAAGACGATATCGTTATCAGCGATTGCAGATTTCCTAACGAATTGAAATCTATCAAGCGTCTAGGGGGAATCACTGTCAGAGTATCTAGGGGAGATAATCCACCTTGGCATGATGCTGCCTTGACTTATTCAAAAGGTTATTATGCGCAGGGCTATCCCGAAGCAATGAAAATTCTAGAATCATCTAACGTACATGCTAGCGAATATAGTAGCGTGGGATTAGAATACGATCATCATATAGAGAACAATGGAACTATTGATGAATTACACAGAAAGATCGATTCAATAGTCAACTTGTAAGTCACCGCGCTTCCATGTAACTTTTTGTCGTTTAACGACCTCGATACAGTTCAAACAGATAGACCTCAGATTACTAAACGCAGTATTTCTGAGGTCTCCGTCTATGTGGAACACGGTCATCTGAGTATGATATATGCATTTAAAGCCGCAGATATCACAAACTTGCTTCTTTTTATAACCTGCTTTGACCCAGTTGCTAGGTCTTGTCTTTACTTTATTCTTCTTTTTACCGCACTCATCACATATACTGCGGTAGTGTTTCACACCGTCACGAATATAATTAACGGCTCTAGGGTTCTTATTGCATTGATTGCAGATAGGTCTTAGTAATCCCATATTGATATTTATCTAAAACCTTCGAAGGTCTCTTAGTCCTTGGTTTTTTCATACCTGTACTAAATAATATTAAGCGTATTAGGGTTGTTACCCTCAAAATATAACATTATAGGAAACAAAAAAATGGCACTTACATCACCCGGCGTAGAAGTTACGATAGTAGATCAAAGTCAGTATCTTCCAGCCCCAACCAATTCAACCCCTCTTGTGATTGTTGCTACAGCACAAGATAAGGCAAACCCAAACGGAGCAGGTGTTGCAGTAGCAACAACTCCTGCTAATGCGGGTAAATTGTTTCAAGTCACTAGTCAACGTGATCTTGTTTCTCTTTACGGCACACCGTTCTTCTATAGCACAACAGACGGTACTCCTATTCAAGGTTATGAATTGAATGAGTATGGTCTATTGGCTGCATACTCAGCATTAGGTGCTACAAATCGTTGCTATGTACTAAGAGCAGATATCGATCTAGCAAGTTTAGTAGGTCAGACAGGTCGTCCAACAGGTGAACCAGAAGATGGTGCATACTGGTTAGACACTACTACAACTGCTTGGGGTATTTTCGAATGGAATGCTACAACAGAACTATTTGCACAAAAGACTCCTATCGTTATCACAGATAGCGATAACATGGTCGCTAATTTCCCTGCTCCTTTCTTGGGATCAGTAGGAGATTACGCTGTTAATGCTATACAGATCACAGCGGCTCCTGGTTCAGCACAAGCACAGCAATTCTTCTATAAGAATAGCGACAATGTATGGGTAGTTGTAGGTTCATATGAATGGCAAAATAGCATCCCTGCAGTAACAGGTACTAATAGCAATCCTACATTGACAGCAGGTAACACATTTGGTATCACTTTAGCAGGCGGAACAGCGGCAGAGACTGCGTTCGTTACAATCACAGTTCCTGGACTTGGATCAAATAATGTAACAGGTGTTGCAGCCGCAATTAATGCATTAGGCTGGCATGGTGTGGAAGCCGCAGTTAATAGTTCAGGTCGCTTAGAGATATTTGCGAATAACAGTCTTGGACTCAATATCCAAACAGGTACTGGTACAGTACTAACTGATATAGGTATCACACCGAAAATCTATTATCCACCTGCCCTACAATTTGGTACATCTGCTCAATTACCATTATGGGGTGCCGGACAGCAAAATCCTGCTCCATCAGGTTCAGTATGGATGAAGATCGGTGCATCAGGCAATGGCATGAACTTAGCAGTTAAAGAATACGATGCCGTTTCTAGCGCATGGGTATCAAGAACTGCTGTGTTAGCAACAAGCGATGCATCAATAACTAATACTCTCGATTCAACTGGCGGTCAGGCTATCCCTGCAGGTACGATATATGCTCAATATGATTTCGATGAGCAGTATGACGAGGCTCCTGTTTACTTGTGGAGACGTTTAGCAACTGGTCCTACAATCGTGACTGGTACTAATACTAGCCCAAGTTTTGATGCAGGTCCTTATACTGCAAACATTTATGTAACTACACCAAACAGCAGTGGTTGGAGCGGTCCTTATGCAATGTCATTAGCAGATAATACTTTTGCTGAAGACTTTGTTGAAGCATTTCAGTTAGCAGGTGCTCCATATACTACTGCAACAGTAGGAACAGATGGTTCTATACAGATAACTCACACATTAGGTGGTACTATCCGTGTCGATGACATCGATCCATCTACTGGTCTAAGCCAGGGTCTAATGTCTGAAGCAGGCTTCATCATAGGTTCTACTGATGGCGTTAAGTTTGGATATTTTGTAGATACACAATTTACATTAAGCGCAAACTCAACTTCAGGAAGTGGTACAGGTGCTCAATTTGTTATAGACAAACAATCACACATATATACAATCACTTCTATAGCATCAGCAGGTACTGGTTATGTAG